GGATAATACCATTTAACAGACAGATCTCCATCCGTAGCAGTAGAACCGGCATTGGATCCCATAGTAATAGTAACAGAAGTAGCATCTACTACTTGGGTTATCATAAAAGTTTTATCATCAAAATCAGAAGCCGAATAACCTGAACCTGTTGGAGGAGTTACACTTTCAAGTAATAAAATATCTCCTGCTGTCATATCAGAGGTTGAAGATAAAGTAATAGTAAGAATAGGAGAACCTGAATCACAAGATAGTTTATTTGTTAGTGCTCCAAAGTCAGTTTTAATTGGGTGAATGTCATAAAAAATTCCCCCTGTATATGCATATAAAATTCTATTAGTTCCTATAATAGAGAAATTAATTGAAGATTGACTAATTACATGGTGTTGGGCTCTAGCTACTCCTGTTAGAGTATTATCCCCTAATTGAGACCATCCGCCTATTTTTTCTGGAGTATTATATCTAAATCTAACATTTTCTCCACCGGTCCATTGTCCTTCAGCTCCGGTGGGAGTAACTTGTTTGTTGAAACCAGGTAAAAATTCTATTTTTTGTAACATTGAACTCCATTGTATTATATATTCCTTATCGGTGGAATACCTAACATCGGCCTTTTGTCGAACCTGTTCTTTTCAGCAAAAGGACCATTCACATGGTTGTAATGAAGAAAGACCTGTCCGCACACGTCTCCTTCAAGGGGTTCTCTCCAATGCTCTAATTCGCATCCACTATATACTAACATATCCCCAACATCAAGTATAACTTTAGTGCCAGCAGGAGCATTAGGTTTGTGTATATTTTTATATTCGTCTATTACTGTATCCACTCCAGTACCATCTATAAAAATAGGCCAAGAATGACCTCCTAAATGAATAGTAGTTGAAATTTCACAGCTTGGTCTATCTTTATGACGCTTTAATATATCTTCTTTTTTATATAATCTTGCATAAGAATAAGTAGGGATTAATTGTAGCCCGGTTTCCTGGGCCATGATGGGTAGTACTTTAACCAGAAGAGTTTCCATTACATGATCTGCATAATGAGAATAGGTATTAGGTACCTGTTTATCTGTCCAGGTGCCAAGCATACCCGTATCGTAGGTAACGTTGTTTTTATACATCCAATCTACTGCGTCTCTCTTCAACAGAAAATAGTTAAAGATAAAGTTAGCCAGCTCGTAGCTAATTGCTTTTTTAATGACTTGATATTTATTAAATTTTGCCATGTTTCTGATGATTCTTAGGCATTACTTCACATATAATACCCTTCTTTTTTTTAATTTCTAACCCTTCTTTAGTATGAAATAAATCTTTGATCTCTTGTTCTGTGTTAAGTAGCCTTCCATTTAAATCATTGTTTTTAGGATCATATAATTTTATAACACAAGAAATTTTTTCTATACCCAGTTCTTTAGCTATCACCATTCTATTGTTTCCGACCGTCACTTTTAATGTACCATCTTTCAATTGATTAATATATACTGGATCTCTTAACCCATACTTGGATACAGATTGTTTAAGGGCATCATTAAATTTATGCTCCTGTCCATTGATAAACTCTGGTCTTGTCAAATGGGTAATATCTTTAGTGTCAACTTCTTTATAAATTAAACCTGTCATTGAAAACCCTGTTGTATAAAATTAAAACTTACTGATATTCTTGTATCATTAGATTCATTTGGTTCTACACAATGCCAGAGCCATGCTGGAAATATAATAATTCTTCCAGATGGAGTATCTAAATGTACCTCTCGCCATAGATGTTTAGGAGGAACACCTTTTATTCTTACAGGCATCACTGTTTGAATTCCTGGTCTTGGATCATTACACACCAGCTTACCACAGTTAGGTGGGGTCTTTATATAATATACTCCAGAAAATAATGTATTAGGATGTACATGAGGTTTATTGTATCCCCCCTGATAGTTTATGTTCGCCCACATATTGCCAAGAATCGGTTCTCTATCTAGCCATTCTTCCTTCCATACATACTGCATAGCTAAAAATAACTGATCTACTAAAGGTCTATATTCTGGTTTGGTTTGCATATCAGTTTGTGAATGCCAACCATTCATATTAGTCTTTTTAATGCCTTTATCTTGTTTAGACCATTCAAGAATATCTTTTTCTAATTGAGGATTAAGTTGATCAGCCATAGGTAAATCAAATCCATAAAAAATGGTTGGAAAAAATTCTTCTTTAATCATCTAAACGGTTTGCCTCCAAACCAAACAACTAATGACTGTCTCATTCCTCGGGTAACTTTATTGACTCTATGATTTAAAAAGGATGCAAAACAAATTGCATGACCTTGTTTTAAGTCCGCAAACTTTCCGGGTGCCATAAGCTCTAACTCACCACCTTCAAATTCTGCTGGATCATTTAATAAAAGAGTCATTGATATTTTTCTAACTGGTGGTTCGTGGCTCATATTTACATCACAATCCATATGCCAGTCGTAAAATCCTCCTTGAGGATATTCTGTGAACTGTGCGTTCTCTGTAATTCTAATATCTCCAAATCCGAAATGATTCTCATTAGCTTTAACAATAAATCTATAAAGATCATGATACATGTGACCCATTTCTTTAAATGGAATCCAACTGATCGTGGTAACTCTTTTCTTCGTATTCGTTCCACCACCAGGTTTATTCATTCCAACTTGTGCGGTTTCTGGTTTGCGTGCTCTCCCCGCTGCAATGATTTCTCTACACTGCTCGGGTGTAAATAATGGAGTAGTTGTTTGTATAATCCAGCTTTTCCATTTGGGTTCAGTAATATGTATGTTTTCGTACATTAATTTCTACCTCTGTTTTTTATTGGATCATACTCTACATCCATATTGGCTGCCAGACTTCTTCTCATTCCTGGTCCATTAAAAGGATATACGCAGTGTCGCATATCATAAGGAAAGATATAAAAATCCCTTTCTTTTAAGTCGGGCTGATAATCAATGGCTGCAAACTGTCCAGACGATGATCCTAGTATCTGAAGTCTTCCATTTTGTGGACTGTCGGCAGATGAATATTCTACGCCAAAAGATTCGGGGAGCTTTAGAATCATTACACTAGATAAACCAGTAAACAATGTTCCTTGATGAACGTGCACTGGATTATATTCATGTTCAAACATTTGATTCACCCACACAGAATTTAAGTGTGTTTTATAATCTGAAATTTTATTGAAGTCTAAATAATGTCTGAATACATGTTCAAACCAATGTTGAATAGTTTGAGGTAGTAAGTTGTGTCTTTTCATTTTATTATTATCTTCACCTCCGAAGAACAAAGAATGCTCTTTCTCTATTTTACCTACCAGTTGCTTGTTAGCTCGTGGCAATGTTGGATACTTCGTTTCATAAACATGATTGATAGTATTATACACATCCAAAGGAACCTCGTATCTTAAAACAGTTTGTCCTAAAGGAACTACTTTAAAATCTAATGTGTCCATATTTTTCTCTTATTCTTTGTGGAATTTTTTCAATGTAGGGATTGTATTCTTTCTGGATTTCATTACGTATAATATGCATATTCTTTCCTACGATAGTATCATCATAAGGCATACCATTAATATTAATCTGTTGCAAGTTTTGAAATTGATGTGGATAGTAAGGCTCTCCTAAAAATTTATATACTTCTTTAATAAAGTGTTCAGGATCCGCTACCAAATCATCGTACTTTAAATAATAACAAAGGTCTTTATAATTAAACGAGTTTTTTATAGCCTCTAATTCCTTTGCCACACCTCCGTCTTTATTCATAATTTTACTTAATTTTTCATCATCATTTTTACATCCATATTTATTTACAAATGAATCTGGTTCTTCAGTGTACCATTTCATATAACTAGCGAGTACATCCATCACATCTCTAAGCAATACAATACATTTAAAGGGGCGTTTAAAATGTTTTTGCATCAGTGCAAAGTTTTCTTTTGTCATCACTGGTCCTCTATCTATAATTATTCTCTGTGGCCACTCTTGATAAAAGACATCGTATACGCAGTCTAAAACATCATCCAAAGATTTATGATCCGGATAGTTTTGAAATACATCGGTTTGTTTAAGAAGAAAGAGATCCTTCATAATCTCTAAAGTAATAGAG